CTTTGGATTATCTTTGACGAACTGAATAGCAGTATCAAAGTTCTTGAATTCGTGAGATGGAATAGTTTTTCCACCGAACTCCTCAATGACTTTTTGACCATACATACGGTCTAATTCTAGTTTGGCTGCACGTTTTCCTGGTCCAAAGATTGGATAACCTTTTTTCATATACTCATCAATCTCTGACATAAACTCTAAATTGTCAGCGGAGAATACGAGATCGGCTACATCCATATACTTCTTCCAGTTATCGACCTTATCAACAAGGTCTTTACCAATATGGCTAGAACGAGCACCTTTGGTGTACCATTTTACAGTATGGCCAAAATGGATACATCGTAAGCAAAAGTCTAAATTAAGAGCCGATGGATCGATTACTAGAATAAGCATGGGGAAACCCTAAGAGTAAGTATTGAATATTACTCTTATTTATCAGACTTATAACTTGGGGATATCGAACTCGACTGGGGCTTTTTCTTTGATTACAGATTTGTTACGACCATTTACACGAGCAATATCTTCTGCGGAAACTGGTTGAATAACAAACTGTTTGAACATTGAATAACTATCTGATACACGCATCACACGGCGGCCTTTGATTGCACCACCGCCTAGTTTTTCACGGCGTAATGCTTCTGGATCATCACTCTCAAGGAAAGTAATTTCGCATCCGTTTGGATTAAAAATAGGTGCAATTTCCATAACTGCATCTAAATTAATAATAACAGGACATTTTTTGTCAATATCATTCACCTCGATAAAATAAGCCATCATTCTTCTCCTTGGTTGGTTTTTGGTCGTTCTTTCAATTTTGCTAACTTGGCATTTTTCTCAGCAACTTGTGCCTCGATAAATGATTTTTTCCACAATGCTCTTTGATCACCAAGCATTGTTGCAAGCCTACGCTTTGCTTCTTTACTTAGGTTAAAATCCTTATTAGTTTTCATTTATTTCCCTTATAAATAGGTGTAGGTCACGATGCGCTAACATCTACCTACTCTATGTTTAACACTTTAACACGAAACACAGCTCATGTCAAGTATATATCAATCAAATCTACCATATACCTATCTAATAGGTTGGTCAAATCTTAACACTTGGTACTACGGCCGAAGAACTTCCAAAAATTGCCATCCTTCTGACCTTTGGCAAAAATACTTTACTAGTTCCAAAGAAGTTGCCAAATTTCGTAAATTACACGGTGAACCGGATGTAATTCAAATTAGAAAAACATTCACAGACCCAAAAAAATGTGTTATTTGGGAATGCAAAGTTTTAGAAAAATTAAACGTGCAGCACGATATTAGATTTCTAAACAAGAAAAACGGAGATTTAAAATGGGATACAACCGGCATATCTCCTTCAACCGAAATTAGAAATAAACAAAGAGAAAAACTTAAAGGTAGAGTTTTCACAGAAGAACACAAACAAAAATTGAAAGTTCCTAAAAGTGAAACCCACAAACAAAAAATGAGAAAACCTAAACCTATTGGTTTTAGTGAAAAACTAAAAGGTAATCAAAATGCAAAAGGTGCAAAATCTTGGTTAGGTAAAACTCATAGTGAAGAAACCAAAAAGAAAATCTCAGATAAAATCAAAGAATTAAACCGATTAAAAAATCAAGACTTATCACAATCAGGAACTCTAATTAAATAGGTTGTATTGTTGGTATATGGTCGAACAAAATAGCATTCTTTTTGAATGTTCCACACCAAATGGTTTTGAATACCACCTTTAAACTGCTGCAACTCTGGTGGATTAATTAGATTTTGAAATTGATTATAACCAACTAATCCGATTAGTACCAAACCAATAATAATAACATAATGTTTCTTTAAAAACTCACTCACTTTACCAAACATGGAATATTCCTTTTGAATTTAGATAATACAGGGTAACACAAAACACGGCAACAGTCAATAGAAAAATGGTAAACTTTCTTGATTGCTCACGGAAATGTTCCACTTCTAATTCAAGCATATCTCGTTGTGCTTCTAACATATAATTAGAAGAATCACCCATCAACTCAATAGTTTTTTTGGCACCTGCCAATGACTGCTTAGATTGCCAAAGATAATAATACGGTATCATCTGTAAGAACTCCAATCATATTTAATTCTATAATGTTTATATGTGTATCCGCAGTTTTTACTAAAAGCATAACCACTCAATTCACAATATTCCGACAATTCTGATGCCGACAATTCGATACAGTCAATTTCTTTATTATTATATTTGGCATGAGAAATCGCATCGTTTATTTTATCAATAATTGATGGTTCTTTATACACAATTTTCATAATTAATCCCACAAAGTTAAATAAACATAAATAGGTATATGAGTATATACACCATCTACAAATCTGTCAATACCAAAACTGGTAAAGTTTACATCGGTTTTGATTCTAATTGGCCTACACGGAAACATAATCATATTTCCGAAAGTCAAAATAAAAGAAGCCACACCAAATTTCATCGTTCTATCCGTAAATATGGCATTCAAAGTTTCCATTGGGAAATTTTGTACCAATCTAAAGATGGTAATCATTGCAAAGATGTTATGGAAAATTATTTTATTGTTGAATATGATTCATTCAAAAATGGTTATAATATGACATTAGGTGGCGATGGCATATTAGGACATAAACACAATAATAATTCCAAACAAAAAATAAAACAAGCATCATTACAAAATTGGAATGATCCAAACTTTATTATGAATAGTGTAGAACATAAATTAAAAGTTAGTATTAAACAAAAACAAATTCAAAATCAACCAGAAGTAAATAATAAACGGATTGATACATTATCAAAAGAATGGATTATTACAAATCCATCAGGTAAAACTTTTACAATAAAAAATCTACAAAAGTTTTGCCAAGAAAACAATTTAACTTCCAGTAACATGAAAAAAGTTGCTAAAGGCCAAAGAACTCAACATAAAGGTTGGACTTGTTCATATTCAATCCCAAAATCCAGTCCAATATTTTCCCATCAATCTGAAACCATTTAGTTTTCGTTCTTGATGTGTTTTTAGGCCTTTTTGGTCAACTTTAACTTTACTAACACCTTTAGTTAAATCATCTAACCATTCTTTATGACTATCTTCTTTATAAGCAGAATGGTCATAAAATTGAGATTCATCATCATCTTTGGTGTGCTGTTCTAGTGCCCAAATAACTTCATCCATAATATAATCCCAACGCTTAAAATGATTTGAATCGGTATCCCATTCATTTTCTTTTGGTTCAGCATTAATGCTTCTTAATTCTTCCGGCACATCTTCATCATCAACGAATGGGGCGCCATGCTTAGTTTCTTTCAACTGTTTCATAACAGGAAGAATAATTAAAGATAGGGTGTGGTCTGCACTCCAGCTATCCCATCGGTCAATCTTAACATACATTACTCTTGGATGAATAATATCTAATATTTTTTGCCAAACTTTGCAAATTGGGTCTAAAAAGTTAACCCACTTTTCATACGGATTATTGGGGTCATCCTTGAGGTTGTAAATAAGATCCTCATCTTTTTCCCAAAAGCAAATCTTTTTAAGAATAATATAAGGTGATAACCAATGATTACGATAATTGCTTAGTATTACTTTCATTTAAAACTCCCAAGTTTTCTTTACTGTTATTTCAAAGTCGGTTTGTTTTGGTGCATCATTAGTCAAATGGTCATCTTCAATCGGTTTGATATCAACACTTATACCATTACATTGACACCATGATTCTTTCTTACCGCAATCATTACAGTAACCTGTTAGAATAGGTTTCTCACCAAAGATAGTATTCCATTTTTCTTTGTATTCTTCTTTGTCGATTAAAATTGGCCTTGGCTTACTTCCTTTTCCACCATCACTCATAACCAATTTCCTGTGAAGATTCTGATAATTTCCACAATGCTCGCTCTTGTTTCATACCTTGTTGTCGACCATCTTCAAAGAATGCATCTTTTCTTTCTGCATGCCATTTACACAGGTTTTTATAATATTTTAATTCTTTTTCATAAAACTCTACTTGGTTTTGTAGTACCTCAACGATTGGTGGTTGTTTTTCTTTCTTCAGTAAGAAACCAAATACTAAACCAATAACAAGAGCACATATTAACTCAAACATAATTAACACCTATCAGGATTTTCCATGTACCACTTTTTAGTATTCTCATCCATACCATTTCTATATTCGATTTCATCTAAGAATATTTTGCGAACAAAATCTGGTATATGGTGTTGTGTTTCAATAATTGCTTCAATATGTTCGGTACTTAGTGTTTGCAATGGTTTGTATTCTACAGGTTGCTTACCATCTTTACCTCTGGTGCCCCAACAAAATGCTTCACGAATTTTTTGGTGGTCGTCATCAGTATATACACACAAATCTTTAGCTGGTACTTTATTAACAGTACCACGGCGATACTCAAAACCACCATCAACGAAATATGTTTCACCATTAGCATCAACATGACTTGCAAAATCATGGCGATGTTTAGACTGCAGAATAGTGCCGTCTGGTGTTTGAATTCTCTGTGCAATCAATCTCGATTCCATATTACCAATCCTTTACAATTCGTTCAACTGCATTCTCGCTGTGACCTAATTGTTCACGCAATGCAGCACATTCTTCATTCAACATTTTGTTCTCACGAACTAAACCCATGTGAACTTCTTCAAACAAATCCCATAATTTATTAAATTTCATATCATACATTTCGGCATAACCAGTCAATGTGTTTGATACTTTATCTTTAGTAAAATTGGAATCGTGGTGATCCAAAAAGTATTCAGATACTTCACGCAAATCATCGGTTACATTCCAACATTTTAAAATCTGTTGTTCAAAATCAAATCTATCGCTCATAATTTCATCAACTCATCAAAAGTATACAACTTTTCATAATAACTGGATGGATTATCCAGCACCAATTTCTCTAAATCGCCTTCTCTACGAGGCCGTAATATTAAATCAAAATCACAATTATTGGCTTTCTTAAATGCCGTAATCATTTCTTTAACTGTATGACCAACACCTGTGCCTAAATTCTCAATTCTAAAAGATGGAATATTAATTGCCTTCTGAATTGAATAACAAATTTCCATTACATGAATATAATCCCGAACAGCAGTGCCATCTGGAGTATTATAATCAGTACCATATAAATTAAAAGTACCTTCATTCTTCGCCTTCACCAAATTGTAAAACAATCCATCAGGATTAGTGGCAGGTGAACCATCTGTACCGGTCACATTATAAAAACGGAACATTGTGTATTGCCTATCATGTTTCTCACAATATTCTTTTACTATATCTTCTGCACATCGTTTCGACATTGCATAAGGATTAATTGGGTTTGATGCCGTGCCTGTAGAAGCGAATATAAAATTATCACAATGAAAACCATTTAGAACATTAAATGTTCCATTCACATTTGTATCATAATATAACCACGGTTTTTCAACAGATTCATTTACACGAACAAGAGCTGCAAGGTGAATCACGACATCAAATTTTAATTTACGAGTGGCTGCTGGTATTGCAAATTGATTACTAATATCAATTTTATAATCTGGTTGACCTTTGATATCTAAACGGTATACATCATAACCAAAAGAGTGCAAAAAGTCACAAAGGTGAGAACCAATGTAACCTTCTGAACCAGTAACCAATATTTTTTTCAATGCACTACGCCTTTTAATTCTTCATCAATTTTTTTATTGCCTTTGACTTCATCAAGTAATTGAGTAAAGTCCTCTTTGAAATCTCCTAGGCGAGATAACCAAACCATACGAGCAAGTAATACTGCACATAGATTTAACGGATGGATATCATACTGCATCATCCAATCGGTCATCTGTGTGTCAATTTCAATTGCAAGTTTCTCTAAATCTTTTTCCATTATTTCTCCATTATATATTTGAGAAACTCTTTAGATTCCTGCATATCGGATTTTAACACAGCTTCATCGATGTAATCAAGAGATTTTGTTTTATCAATTTGATCCAATTGGATCGTTACCATAAACTTTTGCGCCATAGCAAAATTGGCAAACTCACCAATTGGATAACCATTCAATCTAACTGTATAGGTTTTCATACTATTGCTGTGGGTAAAGAATCCAATAACCTAATTTACCTTTGTGCTCTGACCTACGAACAAAAATATTTTTGTTGTGGCTATAAACTTCACTAAAGGTTCTAGGTTCAGGACTCACAACAAAGAATCCTTTTCCTGGTTCTAACTCACGAACTTGTTTCGAAATTGGACTTCTTACTGTACCGAATCGGTTTGATAACAACTCATCCATGAATGATTCTGGTAAATCTTCAATAGGCAATACTTGCAGATTAGAGTTTTTCATAATATATCCTTATACAGATACAGCTTCAGTAGTTTTGGTTGTTTCGGCAACACCTTTAGCTTGTGGACCAACATAGCGACCATTAGCATTGAACTCGGTGAAGTTAACCAACTGATAGCCAACTACTTTACGACCTGCTTTGATAACTTTTACAATACCGCCATCTTTGCGAATGTTGTAAATGTTGGTTGACAAACGATACAATACGGACTCTTGGTCGGTACCTTTGAATACGGCAGCAATCTCATCAGGTGATACTGGTTTACCACTCAATAATACTTGGGTAATTTTCTCGTGCCTATTGATTTTTCCCTTGCGGATAGTTAATGCCATGATATAATTCCTTCTTCAATTAAATTAATAAAATATAATACTTCAATCATACAACACCAACCATTATACAGGTTTTGGTATGGTTGGCAACCAGTTTGTTGTAACTAAACAACATTTTTACCACCTATCCGTGGTTAAAAAACTCACCATGGTGTATTTCTCTAAACTGTTTTACCACTTTTTCAGCTTCCGCCAAATCATTATAGTAACCAAGGTAATGGGTTTTCTTATTTTCCCAAACTCTAGCTGACCACATACCTTTTCTTTTACTCCAATGAACTCCTTTGACACCGGAAGTGTTGTCCTTTCTCATCTTAGAATTCCATTGATTTTGTGCCTTTGTTGAAGCCCGCAAATTCTCAATACGATTATTGGTTACATCACCATCAATATGGTCTACCTCATCTGGCCAATAATTATTAAACATAAAAAAGATTAATCTATGAGCAAGATACTGTTTAGATAAAATCTTAATTACCCTATAACCACCGGTACTTTCATTGATTGTGCCTGCTACATCACCAATATTAATTCTTTTTGCAGGAGAAACTTTCCAATACAAACTGCCATCACAATAATTGAATAGTTGGTTTAATAATTCTTTGTTTATTTCTTGGAGGTTATGATATATAATCATGCTGGCATTCCTATAAAATGTTAGAGTAGGTGCGGATTGCAGTCCGGCGACCTACACCTATTTATATCAGAATGGTACCTCAACACTAGTGGAAACAGTTGCAGTATTTGCTGGTGATTCAACTGTATCATCACATTTTGAATAAAGATCCAAAAAGGCAGTTTTAGTTTCATCATCAAAACCATTTAAGCACAAAGTGATTGCTTCCATTTTGTCCTTGAACACATCATAAACTTTGGCAATATGAGTTAGTTTACGAGTTGAAATGACCTCATCGGTAGCGCCTTCAACATATGATTTTCTAACCACATCAGCCCATTGTACCAAATTTTCTACAAATTTTGAATCATCAATTAAAGGAGCCAAAATCTTTTTCTCAATTTTTGGATCTGGAAATTGTTGTTCCACAGTAATTACAAAGCGCTGCAAGAATGCTGTATCCATAATCTGAGCTAAGAATTTACCATCATCAGCACCTTGGCCTTTGGTATTGGCGGTAGCAATGATCGTAAAACCTGGAGCAGGATGAACCATTTGACCGGTTTTCTTCACATAATATGATTTGCCTTCCATAATGGCTTGTAAACAAAGCAATTTTGAGCCAGCACGGTCACACTCATCAAGCAATAAAACAGCACCACGCTTCATGGCAGTTAATACAGGACCATCCTTATAGATTACATTACCATTAATCAAAGTTTGTGAACCAATCAAATCTGATTCATCAGTTTCAACAGAAAGATTAATACGAACCAATTCACGACCCAATTCGGCACATGATTGTTCTACTGATAGTGTTTTGCCGTTGCCTGATAGACCAGTAATAAACACAGGAAAGAATTGCTTCGAAGCAATAATCTTTTTTAGTTTAGGATAAAAACCAAACGGAACAAATCCACTCATTTTTTCAGGAATGGCAGGTTCAGATTCATCAATCAACTTTGGTTGACGGAACTCCAACACTTGTGCATAAGCAACTTCTGCTTCAGGTTCATTAACTTTACAATCATCATCGTTTAACTTTACAATCGGTGATTTTAACTTTACAATCTTTTCACCAGATGGTGGCACTTTGTATTGACCACGGTCATGGCGATATTCTGCCTTGGTAACCAGCCAATATGGATAACCACAACCAGATTCATTAACCACTCGGGTAATATCATCTCTGGTTACAACAGCACCAACACCAAAAATATCTTCACAAGCAGTCACAAACTCTTTAGCATTCTTATTCATACAAATATACCTTTCACAATATACATAATTTTAAACAAATCGTAATAGTTTTGGTGCCGCACTATTTGCTATCACTCACTGGAGTTATTCGAATTAACCAGTAATATTGCGATAGTTACTCAGGCGTGGCCAAGCCCATGGCTTAAGACACCAAAAGTATTACGATTTAAGTGTACCATTATACAGGTACCACTAGGTAAGTCAAATACTTTTTGCAGACTGTTGCTTTTTAGCAACACTCAACGCCTTACGACCAGGTGACGCATAGTCCTCGTTGATGTTGCCTTTGTAGGCATGACAACACTTACAGAGAGTTTGCATGTTCTCCTTGCGATTATCACTAGGATCACCGTTTATATGGTCAGTATCCAGCATGCCGTCCCAAACAATGGTAGTGGTACAAACAAAACCTAAACGACCATCAATATTTTCACAATAATCTTTTCGCCATTTTCTATATGGATGGAAAGAGTTCAACCAACCAGTTTCAGTTAAACCCTTTTTAATCGCACACAATTTAATATGGCATTTTCCACAAACATTACGAAAGGTTGCATGGTTGTCCTTGTTTCGGCCAACCACTTGCCTTTTATTATTACATCCTTTAGTAGAACACTTTTCACGCTCTGACATTGGTGGCAAAATCGTTTTCATAATATATCTCCTGTTAAAGATACCAATTATACACAAGTGGAATAAATCCACAAGCGATTGTTGTTATTTGCCAACATTTCTATACACACTTTTGTTGACAAAACCAGCGACTATTTACACTTCCGTTGACATTCCAAACGATTATAGGTGGTTATCTACACTTTTGTAGACACCACTATTTTTTCAATAATCTTCGGTCTAAATCTTCTTCATCCATAATATCACAGCGTTCAATTT